TGGGTTCGGCAGACAGAATTTCTCACTAAAGGCACTTCGATGGATTCAGATCACACACTTTTGGACGGCAGCGCGGCGTCGGAACCGTGTAACCCTGCCAACACCCAGCCTGGCATGGCTGCTGCCGTCCAGTTTCCCTTCTTCGAGGATGACCTCGCCCATCAACTCGGCTTCCCCGAGGATAAAATCCGCGGCGCTCGCAAGCAGTTGGTGCAGGGCGAGCACTTCATCCGCGAAAACCGGCGCTTCCGCTGGTCCGAGGCGGGCTTAAAAACCGCGCTCGGCATTCTCAGGATGCCCGAGGTAACGCCGGAAGTGAAAAACCCGGCCGACACCGCACCCGCTGAAAAAACCGCGCCCAGCGGCCCGCCAGCCCCGGCAAAGTTCACCATCACAAACATGAACTTCCCCAACCAGCGCCTGCTGCTGTGCAAGGACGCGGCGGGCGCGGGCGCGAAGGTCTGGATTCATCCCGAGTGGCGGCCGCTGTTCCGCGTCGGGATGGTCATTGAAGCCACGCAAGGGAGCAGCGGCGACTGGCGCACCCGAAAACCGCGCGCGATGGGCCACTTCTAAAGCCATGAACATCAGTATTGTCACCCTCACGACGACCGCGCCCCTGGCTGGCCAGCCGTATGCGAAGCGGATCCGCCCCTCGCAGACGTGGGCCTACCGTGCCGCCTACCGTGCCGCCCGCGACAAACGCGAGCGGGCCAACGGCGGCTTCAAGGCGCACGGCTACCTGCTGGACCGCATCGCCATCCGCTCGCAAGTCGAGGTGGCCAGAATTCTTGGCGTCTCCCGCGAAGCGGTGCGCCAGACGGAAAACCGCGCCCTCTCCAAGCTGCGCCTCGCGCTGCTGGGCCTCTACCGTGAACTCAGTCACTGACCAACCTGTATGGCAAAGAATCCGCCTCGCCGGGCTGAACCGGCTCGTCAACGCCCCCCTGCCCCTGCGCTGGCGCTGGGAAACCGTCGTCCAGGACGGACGCAAAAAGCTGCTGCTGCGCACGCCCCGGGGCGTCCGGTGGCAGTTCCGCCTGCAACGCGGCGCGTGGGTGCGACGCTTACCGCCAACCGCCGCAGGTCCATTGTAAAGCCGCTGCAGACGTTTCGGGGCGACTTTGGCGACATCAATGTCGTCGCCTCCTCATACATTGGACCGAGTGACATTACGGTGGCAGTTCCGCCTGCAACTCTATGAAACGCCAAGGCTACCATCACCCTGCCCCTGCGATTGACAGCGGCGTGGACTATTCCCCGTCGCACTTCAACCGCGCCGTGGGCGTCAGCAACAAGCTGCGCGGCAAGTTCAACGAGCGCACCAACCGCACGGCCAACCTGCGCGGCTACCGCGCCCGCAAGGCCAAGCTGCTCTGGCTCAAGCTCCGGGCCGGCGTGCTGGACGCGCAAACCGCTGCCGCCGTGGCGCGCGACCACGCGCAAGCCTTCGCGCGGTTCGACAAAGCCGCCGCCAAGAAGGAGGCCGCATGAGCCCCAAAATCCACAGCCGCATCTGGAAGGACGACGATTTCTGGCAGCTCGACACCGAGGCCAAGGTCACTTTCCTCTGGCTCCTGACCAACGGCGAGACGGACAACTGCGGCCATCTGGTGTTCTCCGGGCGGCAGTTTGAAGCCGACACCGGCCTCAAGGTGGAGGGGGTGCAAAAATTGGGCAAGGCCCTACCAAGGGCCTTCGTCTTGGAAGGCTCACACCTCTGGTTGCGCAACTTCATGCGGCACCAATGGTCCCCCGGCGAGCGCGGGCCGAACAGCAAGATGTGGAAGAGTCTGGTCAACGCAATCGCCTCAATGCCAGAGACTTTGCGCAAGGAATGCCTGCGCGACTATCCCGAGTTCTACGCGGCCGTCACCAGCATCACAAGCCCCTTGCAAGCCCCTTCCTATAAATCACCTCCCCCTTCAGAAGGCCCAAGCCCCTTGCAAGGGCCTTACAAGGCCCCAGAGCAGAGCAGAGCAGAGCAGAGCAGAGCATTGTCTTCTTCTTCTTCTGAAGGGGGCGAGGGGGAAACTCCACCGGTGGAGCTGCCCCGCGGATTCCCGTCCTCGCTGGAGGCGGCGCAGGCGCAGAGCGCGCTGGCCGGGGTTGAGCCCGCGATCGTGGCCGAGGTTTGGCACGAGGCCATGGCGGCCGGCGGCCGCGACTTCCGCGACCGCCCCATCCGCGCCTGGGCGCATCACGTCCGGGCCGAGTCCTTGCGAAAAAACCGGGCGCGAAAAACTGGCGGCCTGAACGGACACGCAAGCCCAACCGTTGAAAACCCCACGGCCCGCCGTATCCGGCTGGAATCGCAGCTCCGGCTCCTCCAGTCCGAGGCGGAAAACCACATCGTCCAGTGCGGCGCGCCCACCGAGGAGGAGCGCGAAGACTACGCCAAGCTGTGGCAAAAAATCCGCGCCTTGAAAGGAGAACTCGCATGAGCAGCCCTGAACACAGCCCTGAACCGAAGCGCGCAGGCCGCCGTGAGCCGAAGCAATACGCGGTGGGCATGGACCGCCTGCCGCCGCACAGCATCGAGGCGGAGCAGGGCGTGCTGGGCTGCCTGTTGCAGGAGCCCAAGGAGGCCATCCCGGCCGCCGTGGCGCGCCTCCGGCAGGCGGCGCTGGCCTTCTACGACCTGCGACACCAGACGCTCTACGCCGCGCTCGTGGAGATGGACCGGGCCGGGCTGGGGATTGACCTGGTGACGGTGCGCCAGTGGCTCAAGGACCGTGGCCAGCTCGAACAGCTTGGCGACGTGGCCTACCTGACCGCCCTCGTGGACAGCACGCCCTCGGCCGCCAACCTGCCCTTCTATGCCGACATCGTGGCGGAGAAGGCCGCGCTTCGCGCGCTGCTTGCGGCGTGCGCCAACGGCATCGGCCGCATCCATGACGAGGAGCTGGGCGGCAACGTGGACGCGCTGATGGCGGACGTGGAGAAGGACTTGATGGCTGCTCTCTCGGCGCGCGATGAGGCAGACGCGCGCGACCTGACGGCCAAGGAGGCGGTGGGCGAGGCGCTCGAATACCTCGAAACCTTCGTGCGCGGCAAGGGCATGAACGTGGGGCTGTCCACCGGCTTTGCGTTCTTCGACAAGATGACCGCCGGCCTGCACCCGGAGCAAATGATTGTCGTGGCCGGTCGGCCGGGCACGGGCAAAACCTCTTGGCTGAAGGCCGTGCTGGAGCATCTGTGCGTGAACTTGAAGGTTCCGGCAGGCATGTTCAGCTTGGAGATGAGCGCCCGGCAAATCGCCTCGCACATCATGTTCCGCAAGGCCGGCGTGAACTTCCAGAACGCGCGCACCGGCATGATGCGCAACGAGGACATCGCCCGGCTCACCGTGGCCAGCGCGGCGGTGGCGTCGGCCCCGCTGCACATTGACGACCGTAGCAACCTCACCATGCAGCAGATTCGCAGCCGCGCCCGCAAGTGGGTGAAGAAGGACGGCGTGAAGCTGCTGGCCGTGGACTACATGCAGCTCATCCGCCTGCCCGAGACGGCGCGCTACCAGGACCGGCAGCAGGAGGTTAGCCGCATCAGCAGCGACCTCAAGGCGCTGGCCAAGGAGCTGAAGGTGCCCGTCATCGTGCTGGCGCAGCTCAACCGTGACATCGAGAAGGACACGCGCGGCGGCGAGGTGACACACAACCGCAAGCCGCAGTTGGCGGATTTGCGCGAGAGCGGGGCCATCGAGCAGGACGCGGACTTGGTGATGATTTTCTACACGCCCAAGCTGCGCGAAGAGCGGCGCGACAAGGAGACCAGCGAGGTGAGCGGCTACGACGAGGCGGACCACCTGCAACAGCTCACGCAGGCCCGGCTTGGTGACATGGGCGACACGGAGGCCGCCAACTGGTCGGGCGGCTTCAAGCGGGTGAACGGGGCCATCTGCAAGCAGCGCGAGGGACCGCAGGCGGACGTGGAGTTCACATTCTTCGGCCCCACCATGAGCTTTGAAGACTACCTGCGGCCCGGCAGCAGCGCGGCCCGCTACGTGAAGCGGGCGGATGGGGAAGCCGCACCCCGCCACTCGGCCGCCGACATGCCCACAGAGCGGGAGATGGGTTTGTGACACCCAAAACTATGAACACGCAAACCGAAACCGCCCTGCCTGTTGGCAGCAGCGCCTTGCTGGGCCTTGCTCGTATGTCGAAACACTGGCCCGCTACGTATCGAGACCGAATCCCTGTAAAGGTGCGAATGGCGCAAGACCTTGGCCCGGATATGTGGGCAATCCTCGGACGCGGCACGCCGAGAATCTGGGTGGAACGAATCAAGCTCACCGATGGCTGCCGAGAGCCACGGTGGAGCGCAATCAAAGGATTCAAATGTCCAATGAACGTCATGCGGAAAAACAGGGCAGCCATTCGGTGCAGCGCATGGTTAGCCGTTTGGGGTATGAATGGGTGACTGACATCAATCCACCACTCCACGGTGTAACTGTCGGCTGGCGTGGACACGGAACGGTGCTGAGTCACCACGGCGAATATCTGCTGTTTCACTATCACGGCGGCAACAGGACAATCCGCACGAAGCGGCAACTTGAGCGAGTGACAAAGTTCCTCGACGACTCCTGGGCGACACAACGGCTAACGATCCGAACTGAGCCACCCCGAATCCATGACTCACAACAACCAGAAACCCTGTCGAACAATCCGCCGTGGCCATGAGGGGTTGGCTCCGGTGAGTGGTTAGGCCACGGCTCAATGAATAACTTATGAAAACTGAAATAACTCGGTATGTGGTGCAATACAAATCTGTGTATGAAGCAATCACCGGCAACTGGCGCGACATGGACGACAAATATCTGTCCATCCAAGAAGCCAAAACTCACGCTGATGCGCTGCGTGTTGTAAATAATCATGTGCGTGTCTTAAAACGTCAAATCACAGAAACCGTAGTGGCCTAACGACGAAGTGAGCGACCGCCGCGCTCACGGCAACGACAACACAACAGGCGCGAACGGCGGTTCGCTCCACTGACTGGTTAGGCTTTATGTGGATGACTGAATACATTACCGAAATACAACGCCAGCTCGTAGAAACCTACGGCTACAAGAAGGGCGAAAACGGATGCCCGCAAGACGTGCCAGATGGTGCGTATCCAATGCTCATCGAGAAGAAGCTAGACCTTGTGATGGTCGTGAACGGCCACATCTGGTGCTGCAACTTCATCAACGACAAGGGCGAACTTAAGGCGTTCCAAAAGAAGGCACGCGGCAGATACGCGAAGAAGCCTAACGATGCAAGCTCACCGACGCCGCCAAAATGAACGCTCAAAACGACAAAACCGGTGATGGCGGCGTTCGGTGCAGCGCGGTGTTAGGGCACAAAACCTATGATACCAAAAACAATCATCCACCTCCTGTCCGGCGGCCTGGACTCGGTAACGATGCTCTACGACCTAAAGGCGCAAGGTCACGCCGTCCATGCGCTGCTGTTCGACTATCGGCAGCGCCACAAGCAGGAACTCCTGTGGGCAAAGACTCACGCGCAGCGGTGCGGTGTGCTCTACACGACGATGGACCTGCCCGAACTCGGTGGCCTGACCGAGCAAAGCTGGATAGTGCCAAACCGCAACGCCGTCTTTCTGAGCGTGGCCGTGAACGTGGCGTGCAAGGCTGGCGCTGACACCGTGACCATCGGATGCAACGCCGAGGATGCCGAATACTTCCCGGACTGCCGCAAGGCGTTTCTGGACGCGATGAACGCGGCGGTGCGTGCCGCTGGCTACGCCGTGGAAATCTGCGCGCCGTATCTCGACAAGCCGAAGGCGTGGATTGGCGGCATGGCTCAACAGATGGGCGTGCGACCGAATGAAATCTGGACGTGCTACAAGGGCGGGGCTGAACCGTGCGGAAAGTGCCCAGCCTGCAAAAAGCTAAAGCTGGCAATGAAATGATCGTGATGCTCGACACGCCCCAAGACCTGAAAGCCTGCGCCGAAGAACTCGGCTGCGAGGTCGAGCAACTATTTACGCCGCTCACGCGGCGTAACCCGCAACAGCCGGAACAAATGTATGCGATGGACAATGGCGCGTTTGCTCGCTTCGAGGTCAAAGGATTCCTGACCATGCTGGCGAAGCATGAGCCACGAAAAGACCTGTGCCGGTTTGTGGCCGCGCCGGACGTGGTGGGCTGCGCTCGGCGCACGCTCGAATGCTTCCGGCACTGGCAACCGAGACTAGCGAAATGGCCGGTGGCGTTCGTGTGCCAGGACGGGCAGGAACATCTGGACGTGCCGTGGGACAACTGCGCTGCGGTGTTCATCGGCGGGTCAACGGAATGGAAGATGGGCGCGCACGCGGCTGCGATAGTGAAGGCGTCAAAGGTCATCGGTAAATGGTGTCACGTCGGGCGCATCAACACGCCGGGACGCCTCGAATACTTTCAGGAACTCGGCGCGGACTCCTGCGACGGGACGGGACTGGCTCAATACTCACACATGCGAAAGGCAATTTATGACGACCGAAACAACCCACGGCTCGCGCTTTTGCCCTAACGACCCAAGCTCAGCGACGGCGGCGCTGGGCGCGTTGGATTGCAACCGCGACGGCCCGCCGCCGTTCGCTGCGGCGCATGGTTAGGCGCACGGCCACAATCTGAAAACACTATGACGACCATAAACGGAATCGAAATGGATGATGGCGTGGACGAACCTGATGACAGTCACCGCTACCAAGACGACGACTCACCGCTCGGCCCGGAAGGCTGCTGCTTCCCCGGCAAGTGCTGTATGCCTGGCCCTCACTACGAGAGCGAGTGCCACACGCCTGAAATGCTGATGGCGATAGAATCACAAGAAACGAGTGCGCCTAACGCCGCGCTCTGCGAAGTGGCGGACAAGGCGCGCCCAAATTAACCGATGATGCCGCCCGCCACTTTCGCAGCAGCAAGTGGTTAAGCGGCGAACGACAACAACCAAACAAAAATATGACCAAAACAATAACAGTGACTCAGGAAATCACCGTGACCGTGGATGAATCACGCTTCACGCCGGCCTTCATGGAAAACTACAGCAAGCACTTCCACGAGTGCGAAACCGTAGAAGACCACATGAAGTATATCGCCGAAAGCTACGCTCGCGGAATCGTCACCTTCAATGGCGACTTCCTCGAAGGCTACGGGAAAATGGACGACTTCGGAATCCGCTGCAAACGCGAGAGCGTCGAGGTGGACGAACCTGTAGCCGCTTAACGCTCCGGGTGAGCGACCGCCGAACAATGGCGCTCGAACTCGCCCAGAGGCTTAACGGCGGTTCGCTCGACCCGGTGGTTGGGCGCACGGTCGAACCGAAACAAAACCATGATAGTCATAAACGGAATCGAAATGGACGACGGCGTGGACGAACCGGAAGAACGCTGTCAAGACGACGAATCGCCGCTCGGCCCGGAAGGCTGCTGCTTCCCTGGTAACTGCTGTATGCCTGGACCGCACTACGAGAGCGAATGCCACACGCCGGAAATGCTGATGGCGCAGGAAGCGGAAGCGGCGAGTGCGCCCAACGAAAAGCTCACCGACAGCCGCCGAGAATGACTACCGCCGACACCATAACGCCAGTGCTACCCGCAACGCTCGAAACGGCGAGCGGGGCGGCTGTTCGCGTGCAGCGTATGGTTCGAGGTCATTTGTCTGTGACTCTCATAAATGCTGACTCCGAGACGCTCGAAAGAATCCAAGCCAACGCGGTAATCAGCGACCCACCCTACGGCATGGACTGGAATCCGACGACGACCAGATTCAGCGGCGGCAACAATCCCGCGCAACGCTCCGCTGGTCGGAACGACTACGCGCCCGTGCTACACGATGACCGCGACTTCGACCCGTCGCCGTGGCTCGACTATCCCGCCGTGGTGCTGTTCGGATGCAACCACTACGCGGCACGCCTGCCAGTCGGGACAACGCTCGTCTGGCTCAAACGCCTCGACGCTGGATTCGGGAGCTTCCTGTCTGACGCGGAACTCGCGTGGATGAAGGGCGGACATGGCGTGTATGCGAAACGCGACCTCTCCATGAATGGCGAGACGGCAACGCGAATCCACCCGACGCAGAAGCCCGTGCCGCTGATGGCATGGGTGATGGAGCGTGCCAAAGTGCCGGAAGGCGCGACGGTGCTAGACCCATACATGGGCAGTGGAAGCACGGGAATCGCCTGCCTCCGAACCAACCGAAACTTTGTCGGCGTCGAGAAAGACCCGAACCACTTCAAGGCTGCGTGCGCCCGTCTTGAACGCGAGATAAACCAAGGCGCGTTGCTATGACCTCGAACAACAGAATATGAGACGATTGGACAACGGGGTGAGTTTCTATCGCAACTCCAAGCTGCGGCGGGAAAAGCAGTTGCAAAGACTGGCGCAGATGCGGGCAGCCAAAGAGCGCCGGCGGATGGAGCGCGGCCCCGTCGAGCCAGAGCCCAAGCTGGTGCGCTGGCATCCCTTCGAGTTTGCCGTGCGGGACAAGCGCACCGGGGAGGTGGCGTGGCATGACCTGGTGAGCGTCCGCCACGCGGAGCTGGCCTTCCGCGCCTTGTTGCAGGCGGAGAAATTACCGTGAATGAACGCTGTGAACTCAGACCCTTTAGTGCTGGATGACGCCGCCGCGCGGCGGGTGCTGGCGCGGCTTCAACCCACGCGGCATCCGCTCTTCCCGTGGTTTGATGACGCCACGGCGCTGGCGCACGCGCGCACAGAGGCGGGGCAGGCCACGCTCGCGCACTTCTTTGCCCGGCGCGAGCGCGCCATCCGCGATGCGGTGGCGGACCCTTACCGCTGCGAGCCGGAGCTGCCGCACTGGAAGGACGCGGACGGACTGCTCGCCGAGGAGGAGCGCCATCAGCGCGTGCTGTTCCTCATCCTGCTCGGTGGCAACCGCTCGGCCAAGTCGCGCTATGCGGGCAAGCGGCTCATGGAGTCCGCCGTGCGGCATCCCAACTGCAAGCTGCTCTGCCTGGCGGAGAACATCGAGGCCAGCATCGAGACGCAGCAGGCGATTCTCTGGCACTACCTGCCCAACGAGTGGAAGGCGCTCAACGGCAAGCAGTCCAAGAAGTTCTACATCAAGTATTCGACGCACCACGGGTTCAGCGACCAGCTCCTGAGCCTGCCCAACGGCAGCAAGATTCTCTTCAAGAGCTACCAGCAGGAGCCCACGGACTTGGAAGGCCAGATGTTCGGCATCCCTGGGACCACGGTGCCGGCGGTGTGGCCGGATGAGAACCTGCGCGTGAACTGGTGGCTCATGCTCCAGCGCCGCCTGCGCTTCCAGCAGGCGCAACTGATTTGGAGCTTCACGCCGGTGGCGGGCATGACGCCGACCATCAAGGAGGCTGTGGGCGATGCCCCGGAGACGCTCGTGAGCCGGCCTGCTGAGCTGCTGGCCGACCGCGTGAACGTCCCGGGCCTGCCTGTGGGCCACATGCCCTACATCCAGCGGCCCACCACCAGCCGGGCGCGCGTCATCTACTTCTGGTCGGAGTTCAACCGCTTCGGTGATGGGCAGCGGACCTTCTACGACGCGGTGAAGGACGACTGCAAGAACCGGAGCAGCGAATACATCGCGCGCATCGCCTACGGTTACACGCGGGACACGGTGGGCCGGCCCTTCCCGAAGTTCGGCGCGTGGAACGTGGTCGCGCCCGAGCACCTGCCCAAGGAAGGCACGGACTACATGTTCACGGACCCCGCGGGTGCGCGCAACTGGGCGGCGCTGTGGCTGCGCGTGACGCCGGACGACAAGTTCTACATCATGGCGGACTGGCCGGATGCGGCGACCTTTGGCGAGTGGGCGGTGCCCAACGTGGACAGCAGCGGAGACAACCTGGGCAAGCTCTACAAGGTCGGCCCGGCGCAGAACAGCCTCGGGCTGGGCACGCAGCAGCTCAAGCGGACGTGGCGGGCCTTCGAGGCCGAGCGGGGCCTTGCGCCCTTTGCGCGGTTCATTGACCCGCGCGCCGGTCGCAACCCGCACGCGGACGCGCACGGCGGGACGTGCCTGATTGACCAGCTCGCGCTCGAAGAGGAGGGTGAGGATGGCAAGGTCATTGAAGGCATGGAGTTCATGCCCGCCAGCGGCACGGACCAGGAGACGCGCATCAGCGAGGTGAACAAGCTGCTGCATTGGGAGGACCAGCGGCCCTTCGATGCCGTGGCCAACTGCCCGCGCCTCTACGTGAGCCGCGAGGCGCAGCAGGTCATCGGCGCGCTCACGCACTGGCCGGGACCGGCGGGCGGGGAGAAACATGCTTGGAAGGATTTTGCGGATTTGCTGTGCTACTTGGCCATGAGCAACGTGGAGCACGCGAACACGGAGGAGGATAGGTGCTACCAATAACATGAACCACAGAGACACGATGAACACAGAGAAAGTCAGTGACACACCGAGGACGGATGCCGAGCAGGAGCACGTCAACAATGCGTTCAACGACCAGATTTGCACGGTGCCGGCTCCTGACCCTTACTTTGTGCCTGTGGGCTTCGCCCGCCAGTTGGAGCGGGAGCTGAGAGACTGGCAGCGGCTGCAACTATGGGGCGGCACGCCGGCCGTAGTGGAGGCGTTTATCAAGGGGCAGCAGAACCGGATTCACACTTGTCAGGATTTGGAACTGGAGCTGGCCGAGTGGAAAGCCTGCGCGGAGAAGCTGGCGGCGGGTTGGCGGCCGCATGATGATGACTGCGCACTTCACACTGTCTCCCTGCTCCGCCGGCAAAAGGGCGCGGTTAGCTGCGATTGCAAGCAAGGTGCGGCCTTCGCCGAATTCGACCGCCTCAACCAAAAGTCTTCACCTTGATTCCCGCACGCGGGTGTGCTCTCTTTCCCGCACTCCTTCCGACGGAGTGGCTGGGTGCTAACTTTGGCACCGAATGACAACTGACACCGCCGCTCCTACGGCAGCTCAAGACGAGCTGCTGCAAACCACGTCCGAGCCCGACCTTGACCTCCTGCTCAAGGAATACGAGCAGGCTGGCGGCTACCTGAACAACCAGTGGCGCTACGACCGCAGCGACCGCTCGCGCTTCATGCGCTGGGATGGGCAGGCCCCGGACGGACGCAAGCACCGCGCCTACGTGGGCGAGGATTGTTTGCCCTGGGAGAACGCCAGCGACACGCGCATCCCGCTCGTGGACGGCATCATCAAGGACTTGGAGTGTGTGCTGTGCGCCGCCGGCAGCCGTGCGCAGGTGAAGGCCATCCCGCAGAACTTCGCGGACGAGGCCAAGGCCGGGCAGGTGACGAAGCTCGTGAACCACTTCCGCCAGCAGCGCCGCCGCGAGCTGATGCGTGAGCGGCAACTCGTGGCCAACTACATGCTGGCCTATGGCGTGGCCGCGTGGCAAATCGGCTGGGAGCGGCAGGTCACTTACCAGCGCACGGAGTTCCGGCTTCAGCAG